AGTTAAAAGAGGGCAGGACGATTTGATTATTGAGGAATACACAGAAAGCGAGTAATTAACCGGGGCGTCGGTTCCCCGGCGTCCCTTAAACAAAACAATATGGAAGTTAAAGAAATGACAATTGCGGACGTGTTGAAAACACCCGCTTTTTATAATAATCTGAAAGTGGTTATTTCCGATTTGGAAAACACCCGCAGAAAAGCCGGAATGATGGCGGACGCACCATTGAAGCGGCACCCGATAGACCGTTTGCAGGAACGAGGAGTTTTTGAACCGGGACAAATGACGGTATTGTATGCAAATGCAATGGATAAGAAGTTGCAGGGATATTCAAGCAGCGAAAGAAAGTTTATATTGGAAGTTGGCGGCGAAGCGTTTAATATTACAATGAAACAATTGGTTGACCAAGAAAAGAAAGACAATGAAAGTATTAAAAAATAGTTTGTACAATTGTTACGGTGGTGTTACGGTATTTGTAACAATTTATCAAATACATATTGAATGAAAAATAAAAATAATATCTATATTTGCAACGGGGATAGGCGGAGTAATTAACCGGCCGAAAGGGCAAGCCAACAGCCCGTCCCCTTTTCTTATTCGTTGGCAGTTCTTAAAAGTTGGTAATTATGGAAAATGAAATTTGGAAAGATGTTCCCGGATATGCAGGGATATATCAAGTTAGTAATTTGGGGCGTGTAAAATCATTGCAAAGAGTCATTACACGGGAAAACGGATGGAAACAAACCATTAATGAAAGATTTTTAAGACAAGCAAATCTAAATGGATATAAGATAGTTGGATTAAGGAAAAAAGATTTTCATAAAACGTATTTAGTTCACGTTTTAATTGCAAAATCATTTATTGAAAATCCACATAAAAAGCAATTTGTTGACCATATTGATACAAATAGAAGTAATAATAATGTTTCAAATCTTCGTTGGGTAACAAGATTAGAAAATAATAATAATCCGATAACATTGTCAAAATTAAAATTATCTGCACGAGATATAAGCAATCCAGTGTTACAGCTGAAAAATGGAGTTATTGTAAAAGAGTACAATAGTATTAATGAAGCAGCTAAAATAAACGGATTTTCCCCAATTGCAATATGTAAGGTATGCAAAGGAGAAAGAAAAAATCATAAAGGTTATATGTGGAGGTATAAAAATGAAAAGGCGTGAAATTTCAAGTAGTGGTAATATCGGTAATGATGGCAAATTACGAATGTATTTTGGAGAGTTGAACCAATTCTTTGCCATGCACAAAGGTAGCCGCATAATCGCCCGTTTTATTGTAGCGTCGCCCGGTTCGTCAGAGGCTTTGAAAGGTTATTATTTCAATTACGTTGTACCAACGTTTAGAACCGGAATTTGGGAGGCGGGCGAACGTCTGACAGAGGAACAGACCGAACGCCGATTGCGTGAGTTGTCCCCGGTAATGTATGAGCAAATACCGAATATTGAAACCGGGGAATATGAAACCCGGTTGCGTAAAATATCAGAGTTGAGCAATGCGGAATTGATAGAACACATTGAGCATTTAAAACAGATTGCCGCCGAGGAATACAGCATATTTATTGACGACCCAAAAAGTTTTTAATTATGTTTTGTAAGTGTAACCAACCCCGTAAATGTTACCCGTTGAAAGATTGGCGGGTTATCCGGTACCAATATACGCCGCACGGATATAGCCGGGTTAAATGTTTGAAATGCGGTTGCGTGTGGATTACACGGGCAAATTATGTTGAACAAACGCCCAATAAAGACGGGCAAAAAAGATTTTTTATTATGAAAAAAGTAACATTGAAAGACAGCAAAGGAAATGAGATAAACGACATTATGAAAGATGTTTTGACGTTCGATTGTGAAACAACCGGGTTGCCCCCAAATGGCGCAAAATGGGACGTTGATTTTGCGGAATTTCCAAATATTGTGCAATTGGCATGGGCGGTAAACGAAAAGGAACGTTCATTTATCATAAAGCCGGAGGGGTGGGAAATACCGGAGGCCTCAATTGAGGTACACGGAATTACAGCAGAGAGAGCAAACGCCGAGGGCGTCCCATTTGCTGACATTATAGACGAATTTTTGGAGGATTGCAAAAAAGCCCGTTTGTTGGTCGGACATAACATTTACTTTGATACGTCAATTGTAAAAGCAATGATATTGCGCATTATGGGTCGTGAATATAACGACGCAAAAGCGGAGGACGCATTGTTTAAGGGCAAACGAATTGATACGATGATGAAAACAATTAAATTTGTTGGCGCATTGTATGCAGACGGACGTCCGGGCAAATATCCGAAATTGGAGGAACTTTACAACAAGTGTTTCCCCGGCGAAACATTCCCGGCGCATGATGCGTTGGAGGACGTGAAAGCCTGCAAACGTTGTATTCCGGTTTTGGTGGAAAATGGTATTATAGAACTGAAACCAAAAGAATATCCGGCGGAACAATTGAAGTTTAACCCGGAACCGGAACCCGCAAAGACCAAAAAGGTAAAAAGGGAAGTTTTAGTTCACGACCCGAAACCGATATTTGCACCGGATGCAGAGCCGGAAAACAAGGTTGCAAAATTGTTAAATGAAACAGACTTTTAAATTATGAACGAAAAAAAAATGTGCATTGATTGCGTGGATTATCCGGTATGTTGTTTGTCCGGTCGTTGTGCTGATGATGAACCGTGCGAGTATTTCCAAGAAGAAACCGACCCGGAGGAACCGGGAAACAATAAAGATTAAAAATTATGAGCGAAAAAAAACAAAATGTTATGCCGATTCCTACAAAGGAAAAGTTTTCATTATCGAAAGTAAAGTTATTGAAAGATGGCGGGTTAGACGTACATTATGAAGTAACAGAAGTTGTCGGAAATGAGAGTTACACGAACAAATACCATGTATTGAGTGCAAAAGACATACACCCGGATTTGCGTCATTTGTTTAATGATTTGCGCCCGATTATGGGACGTGTATTCAACATAACGTCATTTAAAACCATGATGGCAACGCCGGAGTTTAAAGCAACAAAGAAACAAACAGATATTGCAGCCGCATTTGCGGAAGAATGTTTGGGCAATATAGAGGTTAGGGGCGTTTCTTTGTCCGGGCAAGATGATAACGTAGGCGTCGTTTTAACCGGATTGTTTACCATATCAAACAATCAGAAAACAGCAATCAATACCCCACGAATGAAATATAACGTTGAAACGTTCGGTTTTGAGGAAGAGTTGGAAAACATTGTTTGCGATATTGAAAACGAGGTTTACGAATTTCTGTTTGAGGGCAAAAAGGCGCAATTGGATTTGTTCGGGGCTGATGGGGAACCCAACCCGTTAGTTTATGTAAATGATGCAGACAACGAAAATGAAAATGATATGTTCCCGGAAATGGCAGACCCGGCGGACGATAAAGACAATATGTAATGGAGCCAATATTGTTGACCGAGCGTTGCGAATATGAATATTGCGTTGCACGTGGTTACGAACCGTTATTGGATATTCGTAATTTTCGGTTAGATATACGGTTGCGTGTTGAGTTACAACGGGAATTGTTCGGGAATTGCGTTTTAGGACGTGGCGACATTCCCGTTGCCAACCAACGGTTTTTCCGGTGGGTTTGGGAACATAAGCCGCACAGATGCGAGGAATGTTTAAAGCCGTTACGGAATTATTCCGCCGTTTATTGTTCGCATATATTGACCCGTGGAGCGTTTCCCGAAATGGCGCATGATGCAAGAAATATAAATATACTATGTTTTGAACATCATTCATGTTGGGAGAATGGGGATAAAACGAAAATGCGTATATATCCGGGCAACGTCCGGATTATTGAATTGCTTAAAAACGAATACAGAAGTTTGAAAATATGAGGATGAAAAAAAGAACACCCGATTACGGGGCAATTTCCCGCCGTTCAATCCAAAATGATTTTAAAAGGGTACAAAGGTACCCGGAAAGGGAGAAACGCCCGCAAATCGAAAATCCGCCCGGAATAAATGCAAAAAGACGGGTTTTGTTTGTTAGTGAAAATTCAGCATATTACCGATACCGTTCTTTTTTCGTCGGTAAATTGGTAAGACTAATAAAACAATCAAACGTCGGCGGTTGGATAGTTGGATTTGTTTACGACGACGACCGGAAAGCGATAAATCATGCCGCCGGATGGTCGGATATGAAAAAAGAATATTTGTTGGATGGTGTAAAATTTAAGTAGATGAAAATCAAAAAACAAACCGGATATAAAATTGTATATTATACGTTCGTGGCGTTAACGGTTGCGTCATACATTTGGACGTTATGGAGTATTGGAAGTTGGATTTTTAAAGCTATATTTCTATGAGTGTAAACAAAGTTATTTTAATGGGTAACGTCGGAAAAGACCCGGAGTATAAAGATTTCGACAACGGCGGTTCGGTTGCGCATTTCACGTTGGCGACAACTGACAGAGCATTTAAAACGGCAAATGGTACAGAAGTACCGGAGCGCACCGAATGGCACAATATTGTTTTGCAAAATGGATTGGCAAAGATTGCAAAAGAGTATGTAAAAAAGGGCGATAAACTTTATATTGAGGGGAAAATAAGAACCCGCAGTTATGAGGACAACAACGGCGTAAAAAGATACGTTACGGAAGTTTACGGGTATAATATGGAGATGTTGTCGCCAAAGAAAGTCGGACAAACAACGCAGCAGGGAGGCGCACCAACACCGCCGCCGCCAATTCCCGACCAAGACAAAGATGATTTGCCATTTTGAGAATGAGGAACGAAATTAAAATTCAAATCCCGGAGGGTTCCCGGCTGATTGGGCCACGGACAAAGGGGCGAACGGTTATTGTTTCTTTTGAATACAATAAGGAGGACGCAGCCGTTCCGGAGCCGGAACCGATACGACCAATTGGTTTTGCCCATTACAAGGAACCCGCCGGGAAAGATAAAAAATAAAGTTATGCAGTTTAATAGCAAAGAATATGACCCCGAAAAACACGACCGTTGGCGTGCGTTGACCGTCAAACAGCCATACGCAAATGATTTGGTAACGGCGGCATACAAAGAAGAAAACGGCGTTGTTTACGGGCGAAAATCAATTGAAGTTAGAAGCAAAAAAACGTCATACCGTGGCGACGTTCTTATTTGTTCGTCGGCAAAACCGGTTTATCCCGGAATGGAAAGCGGCGTTACTTTGGGATTGGTTGAGTTGTACGACGTGAAGCCGATAAAAGAGTTTACGCCGGAGGATTGGGAAAACACCCGGATTCCAAAGGAAAAGAGGGCAAAAATAACAAAGGGTTTCGGATGGATGATGCGCAACCCAAGACGTGTTGTTGAAATGCCAATTAAGGGGCAATTGGGTATCTATAATCTCGTATATACCAAGGGCGAAATAATACAATACCCCCGGAAAATGGTAATTGACAAAAAGAGTTGGGAACAGATAAAAAAACAGATAGAGAAATGAAAACAATCGGATTCCATATTGGACGTATCGGGTTTTATTTGTATCTGCAAAGTTTGTGGAAGTATAAGCAATTTTATTTGACGCCCGGAGTTATGGTTGAGGGCGTAAAAGGACATGACGTTTATTTAGATATTGAAATTAAATTGCTTTGTTTTTCCGTTGGTTTCCGGCTGATATGGATAAAAACCAAAAGAAATTATTAACTTTGTAATGTAAAATACTAAAAACGTGAGCGATGAAAGAGATAACAAAAATATTGCCATTAAATGAGGCGGCAAAGTTTCAAAAATCCGCAGGCAAATATGATTGCACAATTACGGAATTGGCGGTAATGGGAGCAGGGAAAGCAAGAATTTCAATTTCCGGAACAGAGGAAAATTTGGATTTGTTGGTTAGTTCGATAGAAAATGAGAATAAAGAAACCACATCCGTTTGAACCCGGGCGTGAATATAACCCCGGCGAACGTGCAGTTTACCGGGGTATGGTAATAATTGCGGAAAGATGGGTTAAACCGTCTGATAAACTGATTGAAAAGGTTGGCAATTTTGTATGTTTGAGTAGATGCGCATGTTGCGTTATCCATAAAGACGATTGTCCGGCGGTTGGGCTTAAATGTTACAGAACAAGCCGGAGCGATAAC